CCTTCTTACAATAGATTTGCTAACGCTATCGGTCATCGTATTTATCGCGGAGGACATAATGCACGATTGGGTGCTGCTGTTAGAGGTGTAAATATGATTAGATCACGACAAAGACGTAATGGACAAAGTAGTTGGAATGAGTCTATGGGTAGAGTTAATAATGTAAGAGGTTGGATTAATGTAAGAGGACGTTGGTATAGAGGTATGAATTAATAAACAGAATGACTCACAATATCCCTTGCCCTAAGACTTAACTCCCTAACCCTAAGACTAACCCTTAACTATCCCATTAACTTTTTTATTTTTTTTGCATTAATTTTTCATAGATTTTTTCATTCAAATTGAATTGGAGTATTGCATTCCTTTAATGTTAATCTTCTTAGTAAAGCATCAACAGTAGATATATCAAGACCAGGGTACCAAAGACTAGGATGTAAATTACTAGTAATCCACACTTTTTCTGCTTTGAACACCTGGGAAGATCCTTTTACTTCCACGAGAACAGGATATCTGTCCAACCATCTAAGTAAGTGCGATATAGCGATAGATCCACGGAACTCATCGATGACCACATGTTTTTGTCCAGAATAACCATCCCAGAATTTGGACATAGGGTCTTTCGGGTAAGCGTCAAAACCCGCTTCCTGCCAGGCAAGTCTAGATTTTCCAGTTCCGGTTGACCCATAATACACGGTACAAGTCCGTTCAATTCCAATAGGAGTTGCGTTTTTAACAGCAATTCTTTCGATGTTGCTAAAATAACGTAGGTATATGTCTGCGGGAATGAGATCATGTTGTCCGGATCTGACATGGGATAAAACAATGGACCAATCTGTAGTTGCACCTCTTTTGATGGGTCGAGTTCCAAGCGAAAATTCTGTGCCTTCAATGCGGGTTTCTTCTTTGTGACAATACGCTTCCGCTTGAGCTGTTTTGGTTGGTTCGCAATGATGAGGTCCAAAGATTTTGCGGACACCTGACAAGCGGATTTGATGTTGGAATCCAACAACGAATTGCCAATGTAGGAATCCTTCTTGTCCTCGTTCGAGCTGACCGGTGATGTAGGTACATTGTGGCGGTAAGTAAGGGGTGAAGTGATGATGGGGGACGGTGAGTATCCAATGTATTGCTTTGGTACGGTTTTGGTTGCTTTGACTGGTGTTTGTGGGCATGCTTGTTCGTTGCTATTTTGTGACATTAAATTTTGTGCAGAGAAGTCGGACGTTGGAATTTCTTTTTTATAGAACGATTGGGGCAACGCGCATTCCCATGGGTCAAAATAGTCAGAAATTGGGGTTACAATCAGATCTGTTATATTAATTAGCCATCCCATTAAGGTTGATATACAGTGGGTAAAACAGCTTGAGTTAAATTTTGCGGGACAACAATTTCATGACTACGTAACGTACACACCACATGTTGTTTGAAATCAATTTCCATATCAACATCAACTGGAACATTACTTGCAGTAGGAACAGCTAGTGAACCTATTCCTGCAGTTATAACTTTTTCGCAAGCAAAGAAAGTGAAGTGTCCTTTAGGTACCCACCAACTTTGGTTTGGATCTAGTCCATAGTGCATATTAATATATCCAGCAAGTGTCATAGTAAAACTAGATGATAAAGTATCTTTGTGAACGCCACCAGGTTGTAGTATAAATGATCGACCACCGTGGGCATGTTTGAATAATTTTGTTGGAGGTGGCTCGTCTAGAAAACGTCCAGATACCTGTGCAGCAGCAACAGATATTTCACCATATTCAGTTCCTCCAATAAATGATTTATAAGTACCTGGGACACTTTGTGATGTACTACGAGCAATAAAATGTGATCCATTTCCAGGTCCGGCATAAGTTTTAATTCTAAGCGGATTAGAATTATTGATATCAACAGTGTCAGTTCCAACAGCATTGGCAGTTGTATTTTGAAATGTAAGAACACTGTGAATATTACAAGTTATTTTGGTTGTATTCATATGGCATGAATGTTTAAATGTTGTGCCGCCAACCCAGTTTAATGTAGTAAATTCATATTTGCGATCTGCGGCTAATATAACAGCATATAACATGTCTGCCATAACATTAACATATGTATCAAGCGAGGAATTTGCAGCAATAGATACAGTAGAACTTTCAGTTGGTGCAAAAGAAGTGGGTGTAGTATAATGACCAATAGTTATAACTGAAGAAACACCTGGTCCAGTAGATGTACCATCAACTGCTGTTATTCCTTCTTTAAACCATAATGCTTTGATAACAGCACGACATACAGCTTGTATGGTACTATTTAAAGCTAGAGTAGTATGTCCGACATATACACATTGCAAATCTTGAACTTTTTGTATGCATTCGAGTCTTCTCATAATGCCTTTATTAGCAGGGATTCGCTTTGACACTTTGTGTTTACTACTTGAAGATATTGGAGCAGGTCCTCCACCACTTTTAGAATAATGTGACGGCATTGCTTGACTTATAGTATTTTGTTGAGAAGAAGGTGGAGTGAAATGATGATTGCCAGGGCGAATACGCTTACTAGTATAACTATTAATGTATTCATTACTTGCGTCCAGAATCCTTTTGCGGGTCGGAGGAGGTATCGCGGAATAAACTTGATTAGCAATTCGAAAAGCTTGTTTTGCTCTTCTTGTCCATTTATCAAGACGCGATTGACCACGAGGTCCGTTTCTAACAAATCTTGAGACACCATACATTATTTATTTTTTTCAAGAATGTCTTTTGTCTAGTCAGAGTAGAGTAATACTAGCGTAGACAAATTTTGATTGGTCGAAAATTGTTACTTGGGGTCTCTACTCTGAAAAGAAAATGAAAAGAGGAAAAAAAACTACGAATAAATTTGTACGTTCTGGTGTTTTGCCAAGACGTGGCAGGGCACGTGCAGCTGTTAGACAAGTAGCGAGTGCACGTTATAGAACACCTATTTATTTAGCTCGTAATTCGCGTAGAAGATTACCAAATGAATTAATTGAAAGAATTGGTAGTCATATGCCAATACCTTCTTACAATAGATTTGCTAACGCTATCGGTCATCGTATTTATCGCGGAGGACATAATGCACGATTGGGTGCTGCTGTTAGAGGTGTAAATATGATTAGATCACGACAAAGACGTAATG